ACTGCAATGGGCGATTCTGTCGGCTATGAAGTGACTTTGTCTGCCATTGAGGGAGATGCACCCTACAAAGTGCAAGGTTCGGTTGCCACTTCATTGGGCATCTAAATCTGGTTTTTCATATGTGTTTAGATTGGGGTGGCTTCGGTCACCCCTTTCTTTTTGCCATAAATGTCGTTGCTATTTTGTATATTTGTGTATGGAGATATTTAAGGACATACAAGGGTACGAAGGTTTGTATCAAGTGTCAAATTACGGCAGAGTCAAATCATTAAAACGCAAAAAACATAGAATTATTGAAGGCAGATTGTGTAAAGGATACCAGAGAGTACGGCTGTTAAATAGCAAAGGTGATTGGCACGATATATTAGTACATAGATTGGTATGTACGACATTTATTGAAAATCCAGATAATAAGCCAAATGTGAATCATAAAGATTTCAACAGGTCTAATAATCATATATCAAATCTTGAGTGGTGTACTCAAGCAGAAAACATACAACACGCAAGAAATCATGGTAAAATCAAAATGACTGAGAAAGGTAAAAGAAATCGTTTGCAAAAAATACAAAAACCGGTTATTGACTTACAAACTGGTATAATGTATGACTCGTTGGTTATGGGTTGTGAGGCTTTAAATATACACCGAAACAGCGAGTGGTATCGTATACATCGTAATCAAAAAAACAAAAGATTCCAATACTTGTGACCATTATTCAAAAAATGCTATTTCTTATTGATGTTGCAGATAGATAAAGGCGAAACAAAGAATTGGTATCTAACACTAACGGAAAAGGTGACAATCTCTCCTGTTTACTTTTTGTTTTCGTTCACTCATCGCCTGACCAATACCACCACAAATGTCATCTTGACCGATATAAGTTCATACACTGACCGATACAACAAGTTCTTGGTCACCGAGGGAACGACCTTCACAATCTATTCAGGAGAGTATGACTACAAAGTTTACGCTCAAACCTCTTCAAATAATACCAATCCTGACAATGCCAATGAGTTGGTTGAAGAAGGAATCTTGAAAGTCAATGAGCAAGAGCAACCAGAAGTTTACTATACCCCATCGTGAGCGAAAAGCAGCACAACATATTACCAACTACCCCTGTTGAGGTATTCGCTTTTCTTGTAACTCAGGAAGATGATTTGTTGTTGACTCAAAGCTTTGATTTTTTAGGTTTAGAAGACACAGCCTACATTGACCAAAAGCAATACATCCCCACGCTTGTAGAGAAGCCATTTGCGGTCACTTTGAACAGCAAGGCATACATACCTACTTTGACTGAAAAAATAATTGAACCAACGCAAGTTTCATATCTACTGACCTCAGAAGGTTATTTCTTGCGAACCCAAGATGGGAATTTCATAATCTTATGACCAACAAAAAAATCACCGACTTAGTTGAGTTAACCACTCCGACCACAGATGATGTGTTTCCTTTGGTAGACATTGCAACCAATAGCACCAAGAAAGCACAACTTGCCAACCTCCCCATCTCAACGGCTACTCAAACGGCTTTGGATGCCAAACAAGCGACCCTTGTTTCGGGTACAAACATCAAGACCATCAACTCTACATCTTTGTTGGGTTCGGGTAATATTTCAATCGCTGCCAACCCCGCTGGAACGGCTGGGCAAATTCAGTTCAATAGTGGGTCTGCTTTTACTGCGGATTCTAATCTGTATTGGGACAACACTAATAAAAGGCTTGGTGTTGGGACTGCTACGCCAACAAGTAAATTACAAGTTGTAACGGATGATGCCACAAATCCACAAGCATTTAGTAACCAAACATCAATTTTGGCAGGTACAGCTTCACAAGGGGCTTTAATATCTGCGTTTAGTTCTACAAATGGAGGATATGTAAACGCCTTGTGGCCAGGCAATGCTTGGTATAAAATGAATTATGGTGGCACAAATCACAATTTTTCGGTGGGAGGTACTGTAACCGCAGTTATTGATTCAAATACAACCTTTGGAAATGGCACGACCTCACTCGGTGCAAGGCTTGGCATCAAAGGCAGCGGCTCAACCTCAGCCACTACTTCATTGTTGGTGCAGAATAGTTCGGGGACAAATTGGCTACAAGTCAAAGACGATGGAGATATAACAAATGGGGCAAATGGTTCAACTGACTTGAAATTTGAATTTTCACCCGTTGCAAATAAATTTTTTCGCTTAACTCGTCAGGGTACAACTGTTGATTTTTATGCGGGGAATGGTGGTAATGCCTTAATTGAAACAAGTGGTGGTCAGCCATTTTCGTTAATTGCCGCAAGTTCTTATTTAACATTGTCAAACGGAGGTGTGTCGATTGGTGCTACATTGAACACGACCAATGCATCTGCAATTTTGGATGTAACAAGCACCACCAAAGGCTTCCTCCCTCCCCGAATGACCACAACCCAAAAGAACGCAATCTCTTCACCTGCTGCTGGCTTGGTTGTATACGACACCGACACAAACAAACTATGCTGTTATAACGGCACATCTTGGAACGACTTATTCTAAAAACTATGTATATAAAAATCAATACCACCGTTAATCTATCAAGCGGTTTGGCAATCCCATCGGGAGCAGTTGTAACAATCGCAGAAGGCTATGCCGCAATTAAAGACCAAAAAGAAGGCGTAATCCCTGCCCAAGTTGCGACTTTTGTCTATGCAAGTGAAGCAGCCTACACGCAAGGACTTGAACCCGTTTCAGGCGTTGCTGACTTTAACCCAGTTTTCAGTGGGTTGGAATTGAGCGTTTCTGACTACGCAAGTAAGACGGCTGAGGCTTTGTTAGTTGATGCAGTCAAAGGTGCTTTGATTGCTATCTACGGAGAATCAAACATCCAAATCGTTGGCTAAGGCAAAGAGCAAATCGGTAGGTGTCAGCAAATACAAACCGAAAAGAAAGGTCAGTAGAAAAGGTGTGCATTCCAAGAACAACCCACCAGCGAAGAAATATCGTGGACAAGGTCGGTGATTTGCTATTTTAAGATATGAAGCTTCCAGTCAGTTTTTCAGAGTTCAGTAAAGACCCATCAAAGGCTTTGACTTATCTGATGATTTTTGCAGTCATCTTTCTCTATCTGAGAATGGAAGGTCAAGACAACTCCATAAACAATGGATGCGAGGACAGATTGACAAAGTGTGAAAACAAACTTGACCAAATGTCGGTAATGCTTAAAACTCAGGACTCGCTCTCTGCTTCGCTCCGCTCTGAATTGAACACCTACAAAAACTTGGGAATCATCAAATGAAATATCTCATCCTGACCGCACTCTTGGCAGTAACTGCAACTCCTCGTTTAGAGACAGCAGACCCCTACAAGAAATACGACTGGGTTCTTGACCACGCTCAAACAAACATAGAACTCACAAAAGCCTCTATAAGCGAAGCAAAAGCAATGACCGAGACCAAGGTACAAGAAATCCAAGAAAGTGTCTCAGAAGCCAAGGAAATGGCTAAAAAAGTAGAATTGCTTGAAAGAGTGTGTGAGGTTTATTCCGTTCCTGTCCCTGAATCAATGGAGGAATTTGAATACGAAAGAAAAGCCGACTCAATTAGGGTCAACAATATGAAGAAGCTGAATGAATTGGGTAATCGTTAAAGAACTTGAAGATGGGTACATCGTAGAAGATTGCCAAGGATATACACACTTCATATCCAAGGAGATTTATCATAAGTACCACGATAAAAAATATGAAAAAAGTAATTAATTTTCTGAAAAAGATTGTCAGCGATGGCAATGAGATATCCTCCAAGCGAGTTGTGGGTGTGTTAGGTGCATTAGTTCTGTTTGGAACTATGATTGCCAACTCTTTTTCTCCTCTTGAAATCGCTCCTTCTGCTGAGTTAGTCGCTGCTGTGGAATGGGTGACCATCCTTTGCTTGGGATTCACATCGGTGGAGAAATTTTCCAAAAAGGACTAAACGCTATTTGTAAGTGATGGAAGGCCATTTTCAAAGAGTTTCGTTTGTTGAATCTTCTCTCCCTAAATTCAAGGAGAACAAGAGCAAAGGCTTCATCACTTTCGGGGAAAATAACAAATATCCCTTTGAACTGATAGACCTTTTCAACAAATCTCCAAAGCACTCTGCAATCGTTACCCAGAAAGCAGCCTATTTGGCTGGTGATAAAACGCAAATCATTGGTGGAAGCACCGAAGATATGGCGAAGGCTCAGGACTATCTGAACTCAATCAACTCTTATGAGGGATTGGAATCTCTGAAAACAAAGATTGCTCAGGACTGCGAGTTGTTCAATGGATTCGCTCTTGAGATTATCTGGAACAAAGCCAAGACCGCAATTGCCGAGATTTATCACCTGCCTTTTCAGAATGTCCGTAAAGGGTTAGAAATGGACTTTGTCTACTCAGACAATTGGGATTCTTCTCGCCCTGAACTTACTTATTACCCAAAGTGGAATCCGACTACTCGTGAAAACAAACAACTCTATTATTTCAAGTTTTACCGAGCAGGGCAAGATATGTATCCTCTTCCCGACTATGTAGGTGCTTTGAAATACATTGAGATTGACACGGAGATTGCCAACTTCCATTTGAACTCCATCAAGAGTGGTTTCTCTGCTCAGACATTGATTCAATTATTCAAAGGCATCCCAACTCCCGAAGAAGCAAGAAAGACCGCCAAGCGATTCAAGGATAATTTCCAAGGCACAGACAACGCTGGTTCTGTCATCATTCAATACAACGAACCCAACGAAAACCCATCGGTCATCAACAACCTTGCACCAAGTGACTTTGACAAGTTGTTTGTTGAATTGAACCGCCAAGTCCAAGAAGAGATTTTTGTTGGTCACAAGGTGACATCTCCGATGTTGTTTGGAGTTAAGACAGAAGGCCAATTGGGTGGAAGGAATGAATTGGTTGAGGCATTTGAGGCATTTCAGACCTCCTATGTAGAGCCTCGCCAAAAACAGATTGACTCCTGCCTCACACATTTGTTCAAATACATTGTCCCAGTTAGAATTGTAACTGAGAACAATATGCCAATCGGTTTGGACTACGCTGATTTGTACACCAAAGGATTGATGAGCTTGGATGAAGCCAGAGAGGAGCTTGGATTTGCCAAGCAACGTGACACTAAAACAGTAGTGGATAGCATCAACAACCTCTCTCCATTGGTTGCTAACAAGGTGATTGAGCAAATGACCATTAATGAAATTCGTGGAATTGCTGGATTGCCACCAATTTTAGGAGGAGACCAACCATCAAAGTCAGTTGCTATGTCAGAACAAAACCCATTCGGATGGGATGATGACAATGATTTGAAAATCTTTGAGATGTTCGGTGAAACATCGGATAAGTTTGAAGCTGTTGAGATGAATTTTGCCAATGCTCTTCAACTGATGATTTTGTCTTTGATTCGTTCCAATCCCGGAATGGTTCTTGGTGACCTTGTCGCTCAAATTAAGGCCGACCCTGCCATCATCTCTGATGCTGTGGCATCTCTACAAAGCGAAGGTCTTTTGGGTGAATTAGAAGGAGGCTATGAGGTTTCTTCTGAGGGTCTTAGTGAATTGGAAAAGAACAACATTTCCGAGAACTTGGAGGTTCGGTATGAATACACCAAAGCACCGGGCGTGACTGGCACAGAGGTCATTCCAACAACAAGAGAGTTTTGCAAACGGATGGTTGGATTCAACCGACTTTATACGAGAGCCGAGATTACTCAGATGAGTGCTTTGCTTGGGTATGATGTTTGGATGAGAAGAGGTGGATGGATGACTGTGAAAGGAACATCTCCTGCCGTTCACGTTCCATACTGCCGTCATATTTGGGCTTCTAAATTGGTGAGAAAGAAATGAGTAATTTTGTCTACTTCATAAGCACTTCATATCTCAAAGACAACACCCCTTTGAACGAGAACTTGGATGACAAGATTCTCAAATCCTCCATTAAGGAAGCACAAGAGATTTACATCCGTGACATCATTGGCTCAGGCATTTACGATGAGTTGCAGACCCAAGCCTATGCAGGAACTCTGACGGCTGACAACACCACTCTTCTGGACTCTTATATCGCTCCTTGCTTGAAGTATTACACCTTGGTGGAGTCAATGCTTCCTTTGACCTTCAAGTTTATGAATAAGAGCGTGGCATCTCGCAACTCTGAGAACGCTACACCTGCCACTCCTTCTGACCTTACCCACATTGAGCAGAGATACCGAGATAAGGCCGAATACTACGGAGAGCGTTTGAGAGATTATCTTCGCACATATCCAAACAAATATCCTTTGTATCTCAACCCAGGTTCTGACTTTGATACCATCCGTCCTAAGTCAACTGCTTTCTTCGGTGGTATGTATCTTCCCGGTGATGATGATTGCTATTTCAACTATGACTTCCCCAAAGAATAAGTGGCGATTAAAGAACGAAATCAAACTCCAATCTTATGACCCTAAACCAAATCATTGCCAAAATCAAGACGGCAGCCGAAAGTCACAAGATGGTCGGCAAGTTCGCAGTCGGGGCTGAATTTGACTTTGCAGTTGATGAAGTCAAGTATTACCCATTGGTGTGGCTCGTTCCGAACGGCTTTGATTTCAATACCTCTGGAAAGTTGGTGTCTTATCGCTTCGCTATGATGGTGATGGATAGGCAGTTTGAGAGCAGTTCTAACACCATAGAAGTCCTCTCAGACACCGCTGGAGTTCTGATTGACATAGTCACTCTATTAATAAGAAATAACAGATTAGATGAAGATTTTGAAATGGTTGTCAACTCAACGGCAGAACCCTTCTATGACGCTTCTACTGATGTGGTCGCTGGTCACGCTATTGATTTTGTGGTCAACACGCCATACTTGGAGTCCTACTGCGACATCCCAACTTGATACCTTGCATATCCACGACTTAAAAGTGGAAAAGCAAACCATCCGAACTGAACGGACTTTTGTAGAACAAGAATATGACACGCTCCTTTTGTATCTTTCTGACAGCCTTGCTGATGTTCGTGCCACAAAAAGCCTCTTGTCAATTCACCGATTCATTGATTCGGGAGGTCAACTACCGCTTATGGCAAGGAGCAAAAGCAAGAGAACAAGTGATTCTTCTGCAAAAAGAGATTCAGATTGACTCAGCAATTATCCACGAGCAAGATGTGGTGATTGAAAAATTGGACAAAGAGAATATTCAGTTGCGAACAGACAACAAGGTTCTCACCCATTCCATAAAACAATACAAGCGAATTTCAGGAGGACTTGCTCTTCTTGTTATTCTCCTAATCATATGAAAAAAGACATTGTTCAAGATTACATCCAACGCTTTCCTGAGTTGCCAAATAAGACATTGGCAGCAATGATTTTTACCAAAGAGGAAGGTTTGTTCACGGATGTAGAAGCAGCACGCAAAATGATTCGCTACTACAAAGGTGCGGTTGGTGTAGTTAGTAAAAAGGCCGCTGACAACCAAAACAGAAAAGTGGAACACTCAACCATCAAAGATGGACTCCGCAAACTTGGCCTCATCTCAAAAGCCGAGAATATGGAATCCGTTGAATTGGGTGCTGGTAGTTATTTAATCCTTTCAGACATCCACCTTCCATTCCACGATGAAGACGCTCTTGCTCTCGCCATTGAGTACGGACTGAACCACAAGGTTGATGCTTTGATTCTCAACGGAGACATCTTGGACTGCTATGATGTTTCTCGCTTTGGAAAGGAACTTCGCAGACCGAAAATCTCTGAGGAATTAGAGATGGGTCGGCAGTTCTTGAAATATGTTTCTGAGAAGTTTCCACGGGTTCTTTACAAGATAGGCAACCACGAGGAGAGGATGAGAGCCTATGTATTGCGAAATGCCCGTGAATTAGGCGATTTGAACGAGGTTTCTCTTGAATACCTACTCCGCTTCCACGAGTACGGAATTGAGGCCGTAAATCGTGAAATGATTAAACTCGGCAATCTGATTGTTTTGCACGGACACGAGTTGGGAGAGAGTGTGTTTTCACCCGTTAACCCTGCACGAGGATTCTTCTTGAAAGCAAAAGCCTCTACTCTGATGGGTCACTATCACCAGGTCAGTCATCACTCAGAATCTAACCTCCACGGAGAGCAAGTTGGAGTTTGGTCAACTGGTTGTTTGTGCAACCTCTCTCCTGAGTACAGACCCTACGCCTATACTAAATGGTCAAATGGTTTTGCCTATGTCACGGTGAATGAAGACAAGACCTTCCAAGTAAAGAATTTCCGTATCTTAGATGGCAAGATATTATGAACCTAATCAAAGTTCCTTTCATTTATGAGTTTACCCCAGACGCAATGGACAAGCTGCTCAACGATGCCCCCGACTTGGTGGAGTTTGAACGAGACGGTTACTTGGATTTGGATTCCGTCATCGCAGCAGTTGAGTACGATGAAATGACCGAGGTCTATACAGCAAACCAAACCTTTCTATTAAATTTGCCCATCACCGAATTTATGACCAAATGGATGCAGTAAACCCTGAACACTACAAAGGAGAGATTGAGGCCATTGACGCTATCAAAGCCTCAATGACAAAAGACCAATTCAACGGCTATTGCAAGGGAAACGCTATTAAGTATTTGTGGAGATGGGAGAAGAAGGGAAAGGTAGAAGACCTAAGAAAAGCCAACTGGTATCTCAACCGATTAATACAAGAAAATGAACCTTAAACAATACGACTTTAACGACTATGTCAACGAGAGTGTTGACAAGAAACAAATCTATCTGCATCACACAGCAGGAACAGGAACTCCGAAATCTGTGTTTTCAATGTGGCAAAGCAACTCCGCACGAATAGCAACTTCCATTGTCATTGGTCGTGATGGGGAGATTGGTCAAGGCTTTTCTTCTGCCAAGTGGGCATATCATTTGGGAATCAAGCAGGATGTCTTTTCAAAGCACGGAGTGAAGTATCAGAACCTTGACAAGATTTCCATTGGTATTGAGATAATCAATTGGGGGCAACTGACTGAGAAAGACGGCAAGTTCTTTTCCTATACAGGCAAAGAGGTAAAGGATGTGATTGAAGTACCTTTCAAAAAGTATCGCTATTGGGAGAACTACACAGACGCTCAGATTGAAAGCACTCGTGAACTCCTTCTTTTGTGGAAGGACAAATACGGCATACCGCTATCTTACAATGAAGACATTTGGGATGTTACAACAAGAGCGTTGAAAGGCGAAGAGGGAGTGTTCACTCACAACTCAGTTCGCTCAGACAAGGTTGATGTTTATCCGCATCCCAAGTTGATAGAAATGCTCAAAGGACTTGGCTAATTTTTACAATCTCTCAGCCTCTGAAATCGCTCGTAAACAACGAGCCTTGACTGATATTTTAGCGGGTGATAAATCTATTGGGTCAGGTTATACCACCCAAGGAGACACAGAGTTTGAGAAGATTTTGTTTGCTTGGACAAACGCTGCTATGAAGCAGATGCGAGACAATCTCGGCAAACGCAAAGCAATGGCCTCAGGGAAGTTGGCTCAAAGTATTCATCCTGACATTACAACCATAGGTCAAGGAGGCAATGTCAAGATTCTGATGCTAGAATACTGGGAGTGGCTTGACCAAGGTAGACCACCAACTCGTTCCAAATCAAAAGGCAATCCAACTCTTCAAAAATCTCTTGAAGAATGGATACGAATGAAAGGCATTCAGGTTCGTGGCTCTAAGGAAGAGAGCTTAGAAAGCCGTATCAAATCACTTGCGTTCGTTATAGCAAGGAAGATTCACGCCAAAGGCTACAAAGCCAAACCATTTGTGAGTCCTGTCATCAATGACAAGATGTTGCAACAACTCTCCGACTCAATCGGAACATATCTTTCTATCGCAGTTTTGCCTGAATAGAAAAGATTTTTTTCTTTTTCATAAAATTGTTTTATCTTTGCTTCTGTATGAAACCAGAAGAATTGATACATTTTGTGAAAATGAACAAGCGTCACGGCATAATCAAAGCCGTATCTGAACGCACAGGAATCTCTATGCCTACGGTCTCCAAATACCTGAGAGGCGACATCTACAACCAAACGGCTCTTGAAGTCATCAAGGCTGCAAAGGAGGTCATAGATGCATCACTTTAAGTATAACGATGAACACATCATTGAAGACGATATCCAAAACGGAGATTGGCTCTTGATGTCTTACCAAAGAATCTACCACTTTGATAGAGAAGATTTCCGCAATTGGTGTATGACCGAGCATTGGGATTTTCTTTCTCAAATCGGCAGAACAGAAATAGATGAAGATGGCTTCCTCCAAAAATATGTAGGATGGGACGCATTAGACTTGGATATGGAATTGGCTTGGCTTGTTGAGGCCGTAGTCACCGGAAAAATCAAACACTACAAAATCACATATGAATAAATCACAAGAAATCAAAGAACTCGCTAAGGCATTAGCGGTCTTTCACGCCCAAGTTGGCAAAGTCAAAAAAGAGGCTCAGAACCCTTTTTTCAAGAGCAAGTATGCTTCCCTCTCAAACATCTTAGATGTCATCTCAGAACCGCTCCAAAAGGCTGGGTTGGTGTTCTCTCAGTTCCCTGATGAGTTTGAGTTGACTACAATCATCATTCACACCGAGTCGGGGCAGTTTATGGAGGCTTCTTATGGTATGCCCATCGCCAAGGAGAACGACCCACAAGCAATGGGTTCTGCTATCACCTACGCTCGGAGATATGCTCTTGGTGCTATCCTTGGTCTGAACATTGATGAGGATGATGATGGCGAAAAGGCAATGAACCGGCAGAAGATGGTCAAATACAAACTGACCAAGAACTCTCCCAAGTGGGCTGATGCGGTCAAGTATGTAGCACAAGGAGGAGACACGGCTAAGATTGCTGAGAAGTATGATATCTCTAACAAGGATTTAATGGATTTAGCCGTTGAGGCTGGATTATGATTTACGAGGCAATAGTCAACGGACAAGTGTTGTGGCGAGTGTATTGGAAACAAGAACTCGCTGCAACCTTCCTCTCTAACGAAGAAGCAAAAGAGTATTTGATGCTCTTGCAGTTCGTTGAGCAACTGCCAAACTTTAATTCAATATGACACAATTAGAATGGGAAGCAAAGCGAATGGGTAAGTTCACGGCTTCCGAGATATACAAGTTGATGGGTACACCTCGCAAGAAGGGAGAAGTACTCTCAGAGACCGCCAAATCGTTTGTGATTGAAAAAGCAGCAGAGATTCTAACTGGACAGAAACGACCCATTTGGGGTGCTGCATTAGATTGGGGAGTGGAACACGAGCAAGAAGCGTTTATTCATTTCAACAATCAGTCAGAACAAATCTGGGAATACTACGGAGGACAAGAGTTCAAGTTCTACGCTTATGGGGTTTTTTCAGGAGCTTCGCCTGATGGACTGTCCAACTCTCATTTGTTGGAGATTAAGTGTCCCTACGAGAGTCACAACCACATCAAGCACATCTTAATCAAAGACAACGAAGATTTCAAATCCTCCAAACCAGAATATTACTGGCAGATGCAGTTGGGGATGTTGGCAACCGAAAAGTCCAAAGGGATGTTTGTCTCCTACGACCCAAGAATGCCCGAAGACAAGCAGATATATCAGTTGGAGATATACTTAGATGATATCAAATCAGAAATAGATGACAAGATTTCTGCTGCTTCTGAATTACTTGCAAGTATCATTCACTAAGGAAATCGTTCATTCACAAAGAATCACACAATAAAATCACAAAAAAACTTGCGATATCAAAAAAAGGGTGCATCTTTGAACTATGAAAAACGAACAACAAACCACCGAAACTAAAATCTGGGCTATTGACCAAATTGTGAAATTCACTCTTGAAATTGAAAATATCAAAGAGATGATGAACCGAAAAACATTTAATGAACACGACCAAAATTTCAATCGTTCTATGTGGGCTTTAAAAATTGATATGATTGAAAGCCAAATTGAGCAATTGAAGATTTGGATTGTAAACAACTAAGTCAAACTGATGAGGCTTCAATAGCCGAAACGCCTTCGGGCGTCTTTGACAACTATGCAAAAGCCAACTTACGCCTACCTCAACGGGAAAGTTGTGGAGGTCATCAAGCAAGAGGACAATGGAACATTCCTCATCAAACTAAACGAACGCCTATATTGGGTAGAAGCACACGAACTCAAACACATCAAACTATGATACCAGCAATCCTAATCATCCCGGTGACCATTGCCATCTTGGCAATCAGTTACCTCAAATTTATCATCAAGAAGGGTATTGACTCTTACGATGTTCCTCACCAACCAATCCCTGAGCGTGACAAGCCTATTCCTCAATTTAACGAATGGCAAAATCACCTCAAAACCGAACGCAAAAAATTGTATAGAGGAAAGGCACTATGAAGAACAAGATTGAACAACTGATGCTCAACTATCCAAAGGCAATGGATGATGACAATTTTCTTCAAGCCTTAGTTTGGAAAGGTGAACTTGGAGCGAACCCAAATATGTCAGCGATGGACTTTCTGCGACTCTATGCAGCAGGTTCATTCACCGCACCTGAAACCATCAGACGCACTCGGCAAAAGCTGCAAGAGGAGAAAGAACATCTCAGAGGTAAGAAGTACAAGATTCGTCACGAGCATCAAGAAACTTGGAAAAAGGACTTGGGGTATTGAGCCAATTTGCTATCTTTGCTATATACTAATACAGATAGTTCACGAGAGGTAGCCGACTCTCCAAAGAACAAATACTTTTGCCTCGGGGGTACAGGTTGCGGCTACGACCTGTTCCTTTCGGGGCTTTTTTATTATGAAATTTTTGGAAAAAGATTTGGAACAAATCATCTGCGAATCTGGAATGGAGGAGCTGAGAAAAAGAGGACTTGGGATTGCTGGAAAGTTATTCCGTCAAGTTAAAATTGGTAACTATGGTATTGCTGATTTAATCACAGTCAGAAGACCATACTATGAAGATGAATTAAACATCACAATCTATGAATTGAAGAAAGACACAATCTCAATCAGTGCCTTTTTACAAGCTGTCAATTACGCAAAGGGGATTCAGAAATTTATGGGTAAGAGATACCCAGAGATTGATTACAGAATGACCATTGCATTGATTGGACACAACATTGATACGAGTGGGAGTTTTTGTTATTTGCCCGAAATTGTTACTGGACATTGTCAACTTAAAATGTACACCTATGAGTACAAGGTTGATGGTGTTCAGTTTGTCAAACACAATAACTATCATTTGGTGGAGGCTGGATTCTAATGGCTATATTCAGAAAAATACACACCTCATTCTGGTCTGACCCATTCATTCAAGACCTTGACAATGACCACCGTTTATTCTACCTCTATTTGCTTACAAACGAAAAGACAAAGCAATGTGGAATCTACGAAATCAGTAAAAAGCAAATGGCTTTTGAACTTGGGTACTCTATTGATAGAGTATCTAAACTCCTTTCATACTTTATCAAGTCAGGCAAAATCCTCTATTCAGAAGACACAAAAGAGATTGCTTTAAAGAATTGGATGAAATACAACGGTTCAACATCTCCAAAAGTTGTAAGTTGCATAAACTCAGAACTTTCCCAAATCAAAGATAGAGTATTGATAGAGTATGTAAACGGTATGTATACTGCATCGCAAGAAGAACAAGAAGAAGAACAAGAAGAAGAAAAGAATAATAGGTTCAAAATTCCTACGAAGGAAGAAATCAATTCAGAGTTTCCAGGATTCGATGCTGAACGCTTCATTGACTTTTACTCCTCAAAAGGATGGATGGTTGGAAAGAATAAAATGAAGGATTGGAAAGCAAGTGTTAGAACTTGGCTTCGTTCTTCCGAACAAAAAACCGAACTTGCTGCACCTAAATACAAAAAAGCAACGCTATGAGTCCAAGTGAATACATTCTCGCCTCGGCAATGTTTGATGAAACCACAAGAGTCAAACTCCTTGCCGTCAATTCAAAATGGTTTGAGTCACCAATAGACAAAGCCATTGCCAAGGTTCAAGAACTGTATCTATCTGGAAAACCTTTGAACAATCACAACATCTTGATTGAGTTGAAGGACACGATGGATTTCAGACGCTTGGTGATGATTCAAGGAATGGCAACCGAATACTCTCAGGTGGATGCTTACTTGAAACAACTCGCAAAGAAATACGAACACGAGCGATTAGTTCAAGGACTTGCTGAGATAGATATCAAAGGAGACATTGTTTCTCAACTGACAACCTTAATCTCAACCGCTACCATCCAAATGGATAGAGAGCCAATCACCTCACGCAAAGCCATCAACAAGGCTTGTGATGACATCTGTGAAGCTTTCCAACGCCAAGATGCTACAAACGGAATGATGACGGGGTGGAGATACCTTGACAAATACTTGGGAGGTTGGAACAGAGGAGACCTGATTATCTGTGCAGGAAGACCTGGAATGGGTAAATCAGCCATCGCAATGACTTGGGCTTTGTTGGCAGCCGAACGATACAAGGTTCTTTTTCTTTCCTTGGAGATGTCCGTTGACCAACTTGCACGAAGAATCCTGACCCACGAAACTCATATTGAGAACTACAAAATCAGAAGCAATTCTCTTTCACAAGGTCACATTGACCGCATAGTGGAATACACCATCGCAGACAACCCGGTTCTATGGTTGGATGATGACACCTCTATACGAATAGACAAACTGCTCGGCAAACTCAAAATCCACCAGCAGAAGAACGGACTTGACCTATTGGTCATTGACTACATCCAACTAATGAAAGGCACGAAGGCAAACCGCCAAGAGGAGGTCGCTGAGATTTCTCGCAACCTGAAACTCATCGCCAAGGAGTTAGGAATCTGCATCATTGCTCTCTCACAACTTTCAAGAGCCGTAGAGCAACGCTCAGACCACCGCCCAATGCTTTCCGACCTGAGAGAGTCAGGAGCAATTGAGCAAGACGCTGATGCAATTCTTTTCCCTTACCGACCAGCCTACTATCAAGATGACAAACCAGCAACAGAAGACGCTGAGTTGATGATTGCAAAAAACCGACACGGAGAATGTGTGACAATAGATGTCAAATTCACTGGGTCACTTACTAAATTCACAGAGTAAAACTATTATGAACGATTTTGTTATAGTTAAAGAACACCCAGACCTAATTCTATTTATTGATTCATTGCAGAAAAAAAATGCAGAACAACTTTCTTTTTATCCAAAACAAGTTTTTGAAAGAGAAAAAGAAAATGGTAGGCTGTTTTTAGGATTGCTAAATGGACAGCCTTGTGGTTATATTTATGTTGGAGCTGCTGGTGGAGATGTGAAATGTCATCAGGTTTGCATTGAATACGACGCAAGAAGAAAATTATATGGTGCAATGCTTGTAACCGCATTAGAACAATACGCAATAGATAGCCATAGCAATTCAATCACTTTGAGATGTGGTTTTGATTTAGAAGCCAACAATTTTTGGAAATCCTTGGGTTATCAATGTATCAAAGTAGTTGATGGAGGTATCAGAAGAAATCGGAAAATAAACATTTGGAGAAAATACTTAAAGCCTCAATTGTTTTACCACGATTGGGTAGACCCAGTAGAAGGCAAAACAGATGCAAGTATTTGGAGGAAGAACAAAGAAACTGGAATAATAAGTTCTTTTACAAGAGGAAAGAAATTGTCAGATTATAGATTAATTGTAATTAATAAAAATAAAGAGAACCCATAGATTAAAAATAATACAATAATATGAAAGACCTATATAAAGAAAACACCGAACTCAAAATCCAGAACACTCGCCTTCTGAAAAAGTGCCAAACGCTCTGGTCTAACCTTGCCAACGCAAGACAAACTATTAAGGAGTACAAAATCCTGCTTCAAGATTTGGAGAACCCGATTGACCGCAATGCACCGCTTGATGAAATAGCAAGAGCAGTTTCACACGCATCAGGTGTAGGAATCTCAGAAATGAGGTCACCAAACAGAGAGCGTCACAATGTGATTGCAAGACAAGTGTTCTTCTACATCGGAAGACGAGCAGGATTCTCTTGGTTGCAGCTTGGGCAGTTTATGCTTAGAGACCACTCAACCGCCATTCACGGATATCGACAAATCCAAGACCTTATCTCACTCCCTAAATCCAATTTCGTTGAAGTCCAAACCTACATACACGCCAGGGAAATCTTGGCTGCTCGTGATGCGGAAAGGTATCAATCAATCTGACATCTGTTGTGCAACCGAAGCCCAAGTCAAATTCTATCGCAAGAAGTACGAGAAAGATGGCTGGGAGTTTTACGAGTTGAGAACTTGTGGAAAATAAACAACAAAATTGAACAAACTTTGAAATATCACAAAAGAGGAAATCATATCGGAGTTGACTCGTGAAGAATGGGTGCGAGGCTTCTGCATTAAAGTCGGCAAAGACCTTGCATCTGACTTGTATCAAGAACTCTTTCTCATCCTTTGCGAAAAGTCAGAATCTTGGATTGTAGAGAAATACGAATCTGGATATTGGGCAGGGTTTGTGTCTCGCATCATCCTCAACCAGTTCTACGGCAAAAGGACTTCCTTTGAGAAGAACTTCATCCGACCCATTGGAATGGAGGACACAAGCCAAGTAGAGATTGAGTGCGAAGATGAACCCTATACCGAACACCATCAAGAAGCTATTGATGCCGTCCTTGAAAAGTGTGATTGGTATGAAAGCAGAATCTGGGAACTCTGGTCAAAGGGAGATGACAACATCAGACCGAGGTCAGCAAGAGCCATTGCACGAGTGACAGATATCAGCCGTCAAGAAATCCTCCGAGTGGTGAACGAACTTAAAATCAAAATCAACGATGAATACATTATTAGAAATAATCGGAGTCAGTTGTCTCTCAATCATATTTGTCTCAGAGATAGGTTGGAAGGCGAAGATTAAACCCTTCACCTGCGAACTCTGTATGGCGTGGTGGCTTGGGCTTCTGCTCTTTGTTCCTCTTTATGGATGGAGTGGCATTCCGTTTGCTGCTCTCTCTGGGTGGCTATCAACAACCATCAACCGCTATTTATGAAACATTATAGCCTAAAAACAGACCTTAAATGGGCAGCATTTCTGCTCGTTACTCAAACCCTTTATTCATTCTTTCTATGATACAAACAGACATTGACTTTGTCCTTGAACTTTCTCCGTTGTTTCAGCAATGGAAGCAACAAGGATACTTCCGAGTGACCCCTGAACAAGGAGTACGACTCCGCAACATCTATCAAACTGAGATGGGAAAACCGATGCCATCTTGCTCAACTTGCTTTGTTGAAGCTTTCTACTCTCTAATTATTCGAGCAGAAGCACAACAAAAGGAACTCCAAGCAGCACAGATTTCAGATGACGAACAAAAACCAAAACGAAAAAGGCGTGAAAAAACACACACAGATTTACTTGAAGGAAATGAACTACCACCTCACGGATTGGATACCGTGTGAGATGTGTGGTCAACAAGCAACCGACATTCACCACATTGACGCTCGTGGAATGGGAGGCTCAAAAGAGAAGGACTTCATTGAAAATCTTATGGCTTTATGCAGAAGTTGTCACAATAGATACGAAGGAAACAAAGCGGACAAAGCAATGCTCAGAGTCGTTCACTTGGTGAAGATGAGTCAACGCAAAAAATAAAGATAGAAAAAAGATGCCTAACAACCCCAATGCAGCGGACAACCTTAAACCAATCCAACCAGGAGAGGTAAGAAATCCTAACGGAAGACCAAAGAAATTCACCACCTTAATGAAGGAGAACGGCTACAAGTTGGCCGAGGTGAATGATTCCATTCAGGCGATTATGGCAATGAACGAGGAACAGATAAAAGAGGTGCTTGAAAACGATGACGCAACGATGCTTGAAAAGACGGTTGCAAAGGCAATTATCAAGTCATTTGAGAAAGGCTCTCTATACTCTATGGACACTCTCCTCTCTCGTGTATATGGAAAACCAAAAGAAAGCATTGACGCAACGATTGAGCAGAAGGTTGTGAAGGTGACTTTGAACTTGGGTGATAAATGAAACAATGTGAAACAAAACCCTTCAATTTACATATGTAGTTAAGGGATGTAATTTAGAAAACTATGGAAAAACTATATTTCGGAAACGGCTGGGAAGACCAGTATGGGATGAACATCTCAATCAACATCAAAGCAATTCAAGAGGCTTTGGAATCAGGCAAACTTGAAATGAACTCTTATGGAGACATCAAGCTCAGAGTCGGCAAACGCCAAGCACCTCACGAGAAATCCAAAGCGACTCACTTCATCTCTAATCAGAAACCCAAAGACAATTTGTTTTGAAAATCTTAGTCCTACTTGATGGCTCAAATGGAGTGGCTTATCACCGCTTGTTTGTTCCATTTGCTCGGTTGCAGCAAGACCACGATGTGACAGTTGATGTGAGCCAAAACCGAGCCGAGTGGGGCGGTCTCAAATACACGGACTATGATTGTGTGGTTTTCAATCGGTGGCTTGGTGACCTGCAATACAATATTTTGGAGATACTCGCCAAGAACAAAATCCCCTACATCATAGACATTGATGACTACTGGATTATTCCACGCCACAATCCAGCCTACCAAGCATACCGAAAGGTTATCAAGAACTGCATCAAAGACGCTATCTACTACGCTGATGCTGTAATGACCACCACACCTCAATTGGCTTCTGTAATCACTTCCTTAAATCCAAATGTGACTATTGTCAAGAACGCTTTGGACTATACTCACGAGCAATGGCAGAAGAAGACCGAACACCCTCTGACTATTGGTTGGGTGGGAGGCATTAGCCACGAGGAAGATATTAGGTTGCTTGAAGGACAAATTGAACCAATCATTGAGAAATACAACGCTCGGTTCTTGATGTGCGGATTCCACGAAAACCAATCCATTTGGGCTAAGATGGAGAAAAGCATCACGGGCAAATCAAGGAAAGAAAGACCGGAGTGGTTTGAACACAGAGAAGGAACAACGCCTATCAAATACGCTGAGTATTATTCAGAGATAGACATCCTTCTTGCTCCTTTGACCCACGACAAATTCAATCGCTACAAATCCGAGTTGAAAATCGTTGAAGCTGCTGCCTACAATCGCCCTATTCTCTGCTCACGAGTAGAACCCTATACCAATCACAAATCAAACCTCGGAGTGTTCTTTGTAGACAACAACGATTGGGTGACTCCTCTTGACAAACTCCTGAAATCTAAGAAGTGGGACAAGGTCGGGGCAATCAACCGAGCCTATTGCGATGACCACCACTCTCTCAAAGCCGAAAACATCATCCGAATGGAATTGCTCAAATCAGTATGCAGATAAACTATGAGCGACCATATCTCACCACCTACCAACGAGCCATCCTTGACTCGCCTTCTCGCTATACCATAACCGCTGCAAGTACCAAAACAGGGAAGACCGCATCTCATATCATTTGGCTATTTGAGCAGTCCTTGACCTTGAAACAAAACCAATCGGTTTGGTGGGTTGCTCCCGTATACCAACAAGCGGAGATTGCGTTCCGAAGGATGAAGACCCAAGTCAGCGACCCGCACTTCTTCCAAGCCAACGAATCAAAACTGGTCCTCACCACCCCAATGGGTTCACGGATAGAGTTCAAATCAGCCGAGAAAGCAGACAACCTCTACGGAGATGATGTCTTTGCTGCCGTGTTTGATGAAGCCTCACGAGCAAGAGAAGAAGCGTGGTATGCACTTCGTTCTACCCTAACCGCTACCCAAGGCAAATGCAAAATGATTGGGAACGTCAAAGGCAAAAAGAACTGGTTCTATAAACTCGGAGAGAGAGCAAGGCAAGGAGAACCTGACTATTCCTTTTTCAAAATCACCGCCTACGATGCAGCCAAGGAAGGTATCATATCAGAACAAGAGATTGAACAAGCCAAACGTGACCTTCCTGAATATGTGTTCAAGGAACTCTATTTGGCTGAACCTGCCGATGACCAGAGCAACCCATTTGGGATAGAGAATATTAGAGCGTGTTATTCGCCCATTCTGAGCGGTTCTGTTGCGTCTTTTGGTATTGACCTTGCCAAGTACTCGGATTGGACTGTGATAGTCGGTCTGAGCGCAAATAAAGAGGTTGTCCATTTTGAGCGATTCCAAAAGGATTGGGCATCAACTGCCGAGCATATTGCCAGACTCGTTCAAGGGACTCCGTGTTTCATTGACTCAACCGGGGTAGGTGACCCCGTGGTGGAGCAATTGCAGAGGAGATGTCCTCGGATGCAAGGCTTCAAATTCACCGCACAATCAAAGCAACAACTCATTGAAGGGTTGGTGATGGCAGTACAAGGGCAAGAGATAAGATTCCCGAGCGAACCGATTGGCTCTGAAATGGAGAACTTTGAGTTTGAATACACCCGAACGGGAGTCAGATATTCAGCACCATCAGGACTGCACGATGACTGTGTAATGGCTTTGGCCTTATCTTTGGACTGCTCACAGAAAAATAAAAAAGGAACATTCTTCTTCGTATGAAAATTTCACAAATACAAGAACTCGCTTCGCTCAAAGATTTGAACCCGATTGAGCAGATGGCACACGAGGTGTCTATTTGTCTGAACATCCCTTTCTCGGATGTGGAAATCTGGACAATGGACAAACTCCAAACCGAACACAAGAAACTAAAACTTGACCATCTTCCTGACAAGCGGATTGGCTACAAGTTCTCTCACAAGGGAAGAAGATTTCGTTTGGTCAGAAACGCCAAGGAGATGTCGGCTCACCATTTTATTGAACTGCAAGAGGTCGTTAAGGGAGATATGATTGAAAGTCTTCATCAGGTCATCGCTCTTTTATCCTATCGGGTTGATTGGTTTGGTAGAAAGATTGAAGATGACTACCAATGGAAGGTAGACAACTTCAAGGACTTAGAGGCAGAGCAATTCTATGGCTATGCGCTTTTTTTTTCGGCACTCTTTCCGAGGTTATTGGCAACTACCCTAACCTATTTGAAGGCGGAGAACAAGGAGGTGAGGGAGATGTTTTTGGATGGCTCTCTATCATAGACCGATTGGCAGGAGGTAGAAGAGCTGAGTGGGATGCGATTCTGAAAATGCCTTTGATTGAGTTCCTCAATACCCTCTCATTTCACCGCACCATCACCAAGCAAAGAAACAAACGCTTGGAACAAGCAGCGTCAAAAGGTTTTGAGTCCTATGTCTGTGCTTGTCTAAATGAAATGCTATAAAATATTTTCAAAAAAAGTTTTGCATATTGAAAAAATAGTTTTATATTTGAATCAACAAACGCACACAACTATGACAACCTACGGAGGAAAATACACTGCACCAAGAGCCTACAACAGAACTGCTCCCACCAAGTATGACTATTTGATGGCTTTGCAAAACGCTGGAATCAACTTCCGCATTTCAACTCCAATCAACGCTTTGAAGGCTGCTTGTGAAAAGAACGGCATTGAAGTGATTGCCAAATAAAAGACCATTTGGGACATTTTGACGCTATCGCTATTTTTAGGTGATGGCACTCAATGTCAAACACCAACCAACTGGAACAACCTATCTCCCAGCGTACAATGACAATGTCTTTATTGTAACGGAAAGTGATTCCGGTATCTATGGACAATACAACTTCAAGTTCATCTGCGATGTCAAGGATGGAAGTGGTAACTTGTTAGCCCGACTCAAAACCCCTATCTACTATGGCTCAACCAATAAGGGAGTGTTCAACATCTCTCGCCTATTGGAGAACTATGTGACCAACGATTGGAACTACAACGATTCAGCAGCGAGTGGATGCACCAACTCTGTGTTTGGATATCAAGCGGTGTTTGGCTACGAGTACTCAACAGGAGCAACGACTGCGATTGTAGAAACTACTGGCGTGACTTCCTCAACTGGCAACACAATTTGGAATGCCTCTCTTGACCCATTGACATTCTTGTCCTATGATGAAGACAACTATTGGATGTCAACCTCGGCTTCTGGGACTGCTTCTTTTCTAACCAACAACCAATCACAAAAACTACCTATTGATGCAAAAGCTTGGCTCTATTGTCTACACGGCTCTAATGTCGCTTCTGTGGATGTTGCTTTTAGTCCTTCGGGAACTGCTTCTATTTCTGTCCCAAGTGGCACTCTCGCTCGTATTCCTATTGGAAGCAATATTCCGGGCGGTATACCAGTTGGAACAACTTCTTTCACTTGCACTCCGAAGAACTCTGGTGGCAATCAAGTGGGCAAAGCGTATACTATCACAATAGACACTCGCTGTTCTAAATACCCAACCACCGACCTCTACTTCTTGAACCGATTAGGAGGAGTTGACACGATGCGATTTGATATGGTCAAGAGAACCAACTTTGACATTGAGCGAAAGACCTACAAAGCCAATCCATTCACGTTGAACAATTCTTCGGTGACTTTTACCTATGACACGGCTGCTCATTCCAACTCTGATTTCTTCACCCAATCAACCGAGCGAATCACTCTCAATTCTAACCTTATAACAGAGGCAGAAGCCGAATGGCTGAAAGAGTTGCTGATGTCTCCAAGAGTATGGATGTATGACGGGACTCTCAAAGCGGTCAACATTCTGACCTCTCAATACGAGCAGAAAACCCACATCAACGACAAGGCATTCAACTTGACCTTGGAAGTGACCACATCTATCCCTGACAAATCTCAGCGTCTATGATAGAACTTTTGGTCAACAACCAGAGAGTTGATTTGAGCGAAGATTTTGACCTCTTGGTCACTCGTTCTATTGCCGACATCACTCAACCGCAAACACGCCAAGGGGATTGGTCAAAGACCATTCAGATTCCCGGAACTAAGGGAAACAATAAACTCTTTGGTCACATCTTTGAGGTAGAGCAGACCATCACGGGTTCTGGGCAATTCTCACCTGACTTCAATCCTAACCTCAAAGCCGAAGCAATCGTTCTGCTTGATGGGTTGGAGCAGATGCGAGGGTTTATTCGGGTCATTCAGATAAACATTGTTGACACGGATTTGATTCAGTACGAGTGTGCCATCTTCGGCACGACTGCTGACTTCTTTTCTGTAATAGAAAACACCAAACTCAACGAGCTTGATTTCTCCAAATACAACCACACGCTCAACATTGAGAATGTGATGGCAAGTTGGGACACATATATCTACAAAGACGGTGCAACTGCTACCTTTGCCTATGGTGATGGCTATGTTTACCCTATAACCTACCCACCCACCAATGGCTCAGTTGAGACCATCTCCGATGAAGACAACTACCCCGCTCTTTACGCAAAGACCGTCATTGACAAGATTTTCTCTGACGCTGGGTACAAATATACCAACGACTCTTTCTTCAACACAGACCGCTTCAAAAGGCTGATAATACCTTGGACAAACCAAGGCTTGGAGATAGACGAAACAACAGCAGCCAACTATCTATTCAAAGCCCAACAAAATGCTGGGGTAACTGGGGCAACCTATGACCAAGGTGACCAACTTTTATTCACCAACGAAATCAGCGACCCTGGCAACGACTACGCAACTGGCACTTCTACCTATACCGTTGACAGAGGTGGCACTTATACGTTCTTCCATAGGTTTGTTGGGCAGGTTGATATCATCGCATCAGGGACTTGGGTAGGTTGTGATGTGGGAATTGGGGTTTATGTGAACAATGTTCTGAAAACCACCATCTCGTTTATGAACTCAGGCAACCCCACTTCAACTACTTTTACCTTTGATGATACCGGAGTCGCTCAGTTGGATTTGAAACCATCTGACGCAGTCACTCTGAAACTTGAATCGGTGGTAGGTGTAGAGAGTGGGACATACAATCTGTTCTCAACTTATCTAACCAATGCAGATTTTGATTTGACGAGCGATGATGACTCGCAATTCTACAACGGATTCAATGCAGTTTCTTTTGCTCACAACTCATCGGTTGACTTTACTCAGTTCTTTGGACAACAGAAGCAGAGCGAACTATTTATGGGGTTTGTCAATCTCTTTAACCTGTATGTTGAGGAGGATTATCTGACCACCAAAACACTCCGAATCGTTCCAAGAGATGAGTTCTACAACGGCTCAAACTTAAACTGGTCCGCAAAGCTTGACTATTCTCAGCAGTATTCAGTCATCCCTATGGGAGAGGTTGTCGGCAATCCATACATCCTAACCTACAAACAAGGTGGAGACATTGAGAATGTCAAATTCCAAGACCTGACTGGTGGCGTATATGGTGACCGCATCATCCGCATCAACAACGACTTCATCAAGGAAGAAAAAAAGATTGAAATTCCCTTTGTACCGACTCAAATCTACACTCAGAATGGTCGCTACTACTCGTGGATAGAATACGAATCCAACAAGGCTTCTGAACTTCGTCTTTTATATTACGCAGGATTGGTCAATTGTCAGGTTTACTACACCCGAAACCAAGGCGAATCTCTAACCCAGAACGCCAAATATTCCTACCCTCTGACGCTTCACGTTGACTCGGTTTCCAATATGCAGTTTGACTTGTCATTTGGAATGCCGTTTATTGTGAACATCCCTGCTGGTGTTCCCTATTCCAACCAGAATGTTGGGAATGTTTATTGGTACAGATTCCTCACCGAGATAGCAGACAAGAACTCCAAAGTTTTCAAAGGTTATTTCCGAGTGACTCCCAAAGATTGGGCTACCTTACGCTTCAACGACAACTACTTCTTTGAAGGGCAGTACTGGAAACTGCTTCGGGTCAATGACTATAACCCTCTATCCGATGGATTGGTGGAGTGTGAGTTCCTACTGAGCAAGTATATCTCACCGATTGCAGCAACGCAAAAAGGAGTCGGAACAAGTGCGACAGATACCTATGACAACCGCTATCCATTAGGCAACAGAAAGCCTATCCAATCAACGGGAGGAGTGGTTATTGGAGGAGGCAACGAAACCGATGAGCAAGTCATAGTTGTAGGAACTGACAACAATGTGAACGGTGAAAGGAATGTCGTTCTTGGTTCTAATGCAACCTACATCGCACCGGGTCTTGACAATGTAGTTGTGATAAACTCCGAAGGGTTAACCCCAACCGAGAACAATACGATGTACTATGGTAATTACAAGATGTACAAGAATTGGCTCTCTGCGGGAAAGGTTGTTACTATCACCGACTCAGATTCTCCCTACTCAGCAACGGCTGACGATTATATGATTATTTGTGACACAGCTTTGGGGACAATCTCTGTGGTATTGCCTGACCCGACTGGGCTATCTGGAAAACATTTTGTCATCAAAAAAATCAGTTCATCTCATCAAGTAGACATCACGGCAGGAGATGGTTCAATTCTTTTGGATGGTGCAACAACACACTCAAACAACGCCAACAACGGATTTGACTGGTTCATCTGTGACGGCACTCAATACTGGTTAATAAGCGAAGGACACTAATGGCAACAATAAAAACGGCAGTAGATATTGATGTAAATGTACAAGGCACTCAGACTGTACAACAAGCATCACAAGGATTTGATTCCTTAAAAACACAATTCAGAGCAGCCAAGAAAGAAGCGGAATTGTTAACCGCTCAATACGGCTTGATGGATGAGCGAACTCAGGAAGCCATCAGAAGGACGGGTGAGTTCAAAGACCAGATGGAAGAACTGAGTCGCAGGATTGAGAGTCAAAAATCTGGATTGGATACTCATCTCCAAGCCATTAGAGGTGTTGCAGGTGGATTTGAGGCCGCTGCTGGTGCTGCTGCTTTAATGGGAGTTGAGAGCGAAGACCTACAAAAAACATTGCTCAGAGTTCAAGGTGCTATGGCATTTGCCCAAGGGATTGACCAATTTATGGACTTCCTCCCTGCTATCAAAAGCACGGCTGTTGCTCTTAAAAACCAATTAATTCCAGCATTGAGAACAACCCAAGGCCTTATCAAAGGACTTGGAATTGGTGCAATAATTGGGCTTGTCATTATGTTTAAAGACAAGTTGCTTGAATTGGTAGCACCATTGAAAGGTATTATTCAATCCTTTACTGATTGGATTGGGTTAACATCTGAAATGGAGAGAACAATGGAGTCTGCATATTTGGCAGCCGAGAAACAAGCAGACGCAATCCAAAGGCAAATTGACCTTCGTACTGCACAAGGTGCATCAGAACAAGAACTCTACAAACTGCAAAAGCAATTGGCAGAGCAGCAGTTGGTGATGGCTCAAAATATGGCTGCCGAAGAAGAGGAGCAAATCAAAGAAAAAGAAAAAGCCATTCTTGATGCCAACAATAGAATTGCCGTTGTAGAAGCAGAACATCAAACTCACCTAAGAGAAATAAGAGAAGAAGCCCGACTCAAAGAACTTGAAGAAAGACAAGCAGCAGAAGAGGCTTTTAATGAATTAATGGCTCAGGTAAATGAGGATGCAGAAAAACAAATCCGCAACCAAGCCTCACGAGACGCCTTTGAACGCAACAAGCAAATCGCTGAACAAGAAAAGGAAGCTTTGAGAATTGTCCAAGAAGCAACAGAGAAAGGGCTTTTGACACAAGAACAAGCATCTGATGAAACAGATAAAATTGTTGACTTGGCTAACAAGCGGAGATTGGAATCTGATAAGCAGTATTTGACTGACAAACGCAATATGCTGATGGCTCAAAGAGAGTTGGAAATTAAAACTGCACAAGACATCGCAGAAGGTTTGTTGGCAATCAATGAACTCTTTGCAGGTAAGGAAGCCAAATCACAAGAGGCAGCGTTCAAACGAGCCAAGGCTCTCAACATCTCTGTTGCTACTATGGATACTTTTGTAGGGGCGCAGAGGGCATACAACTCTCAGTTGACTTTGACTCCCGATGCACCAATCAGGGCTGCCATTGCTGCTGCTGCTGCCGTTGCTGCTGGTCTTGCTCGTATCAAACAAATTGCAAGTCAACAATTCTCTGCTTCATCTTCTGCTGCTTCTGTAAGTGGTGCAGTTGGAATCACCGCACCTACCAGAACCTTCCAAGCCTCTGAATTGGGGCAGGACTTTACTGGTGACCGCAGAGTGTATGTAACCGAAGGAGACATCACCAAAACCCAAAGAAGGGTTCAGAACTTACAACGAGTTTCCGTAGTAGGAGGCTAAAACTAAAAAACCGCTAATATATAGATATGAGTACTTCAACAGAATTTATCGCTGGATTTACAGGATGCAAAGTTGTATCAAACACAAGTGCCAATACTGGTCGTTGGCAAGGATTCGTAGTCAATGCCGATGCAGTTGTTTCTGCAATCCTTGATGAAGGCAGTTCTTCATTGATGACAAGCATTGGTTTGAGTGGTGTGACCTTGAAGCAAGGAATTTTCATTTCAGTTCCTGAGGGCAAGACAATCACCTCCATTACCTTGACAAGTGGGTCAGTTGTGATGTACAATGTTTAGGATTGGACTTGGTGTAGGAAGACCGCTTCCTTCTTTTTCATCTTTTACGGGCTTATTGGACACCTACACGGGAGCAGCAGCGGCCTATTCATTGCGTCTTTTGTCTACCTCTTACACGGGTTCGGCTATTAAGGTTCGCAGGGCTTCGGATAACACAGAGCAGGATATTGGATTCTCAAACAACGAACTTGATACCACCACCCTCGCTTCTTTTTGTTCGGGTACTAATGGTTTTGTAACTACTTGGTACGACCAAAGTGGGAACGGGAACAATGCTACGCAGACAACGGCAGCGAATCAGCCGCAAATAGTTAGTAGTGGAAGTGTGATTTTAGAAGGCGCAAAACCCATTGTTTCGTATTTGTCAACCGCTAACTGTCAACTAAAAACAACTGCAAGTTTCTCAATCTCTTCGCCCTTGCAAACTTTTATTGTAGGTAAAAACACAAGAGCAGTTTCAGCGTTTCCGTATTATTATGATTTTCAAACAAATCGTGCTATTCTATATTATGCCGATGATGTAACGCCTAAAGGCTTGGCTTCATCTAATGGTTTACAGATAAATAGTGGAGATACATCAACTTCACAAGGAATTTTTGAAACTTTATACAATGGCTCATCATCTTATATATATAAAAACAATTCATTGTTAATTAGTGGGGATACTGGTACAAATGGGGCGAGTGGCGTAATGTTTTTAGGTACAAGAAATAACAACGGGCAAAATTTACACGGAGGGTTTCAGGAATTTATATTATATCCATCAAGCCAATCTTCAAATAGAACTGGAATTACAACCAACATCAACGGCTTTTACTCTATATACTAATGATAAAAGGCTATACCTATACAACCGAAAGCGAAGCCCAAGAGGCAAGAGCAGCAGCAGCGACCTACAAAGGTTTGCCAATCCCAGGAGGGACTACGCTTTATTGGGTTGACTACAATTTTAGCAACCTTGACGGCTTCTATTACATTACCTACGATGAAGGACTTGAAGCGGTTTTGGGGCAGCCAGTAGAGTTTGAAATAACACAACAAGATTTATTCTAATGGAGCTACCAATCTACAAACTAATAATCAACCCAGAAGATGAAACCGGGGTTGAGTTCGTTTCGCTTGTGACCAAACCAGCCATTGAGCGTGACTTCCAATACTTCAACGACCAATTCGTTGACCCTCGCCCAGGAGAAAGCAAAGATGACTTTGTCGCTCGTTGCATTCCAATCGTAATGAACGAAGGCAAAGACAACGAACAGGCCGTTGCCATCTGCTATTCAATGTACGAGCAAGGCTTCAAGTTTGAGTCATACAACGACTACCCCAAAGCAGCAGGACAAAACGCTGCAAGAGGAATGAAATTGAACGAAGCAGTAGGAAATCAATGTGCCACCTTGGTAGGAAAAAACAGAGCCAATCAATTGGCTAATCAAGAGCCTCTGTCAATGGAGACCATCAAGAGAACCTACTCATTCCTTTCAAGAGCAAAGACATACTACGACAAGAACGACAAAGAATCTTGTGGCACTATCTCTTATCTCTTGTGGGGTGGTGATGAAATGCTGAGTTGGACTGAGAGAAAGTTGGAACAACTCCAAATGAGAAAAGCCCGAAGAGGGTTTGCCATCCAAAGCGAAGAAAAGAGAATCATCTCAGGTGCTGCTATGATTGCTGACCTTCCCATCTACCGCTACGATGACCAACGAGGTGAGTACTATGTGGTTTTTGACAAGGAGACAATCTTTGAGATTGCTAAGAAATGGGCGAAGCAGGACAAATACGATTCAGTCAACATTCATCACGATGTGCCTTCTCAAGGACTTTCTTTGTTTGAGTCATATTTGGTAGACAGAGAGCGTGGAATAATGCCTCCAAAGGGCTATGAGGAAGTTGCTGATGGTTCTTGGTTTGTTTCTTACTTGGTGAACGATGACCAAATCTGGGAGCGAGTCAAGAATGGCGAGTTCCGTGGGTTCTCAGTTGAGGGTATTTTTGACTTTGATATGAGTCAGCAACAGAAGGTTGAAGACACTTTGTTCCGCAAACTGAAAGAGATTGCATCCAAATGGGATGGAAAAAACTAAGCCAAAAAACAAATAAAACTAATTTTATATAGTATGAACTCAAAAGAAGTAATTCAAGAGATTCGGACTTTGCTGGGATTCAGCGAAGAACCGAAAGCCGAGATTGAGATGGCATCCGCTATGCTCGTTGACGGCACAGAGATTCAATGGGAAGGTGAATTGGCAGTAGGTGTGGCTTTGTTCGTTGTTACAAACGAAGGTCTTGTTCCTGCTCCTGACGCAACTCACGAAGTTGAAGGTGGAATGTTGGTCACTACCGAAGGTGGTTTGGTGACTGAAATCGTAGAACCTGAGGTTGAGGTTGAAGTTGAGGCTGCTGAGTTTGCCACAATGGAAGCCTTTGAAACTGCCATCGCTGAATTGAAATCCGCTATCGCTGATTTGAATAGCAAGATGGAAAAGTACGGTGAGAAGTTCGCTACTCAATCTGAGGCCGTTATGAAGGCTGTTGATTTGGTAGAGGCTATCGCTGAACTGCCTTCTGCTGAACCCGTAAAGAAAGAAGAAGTCAAAATGAGCAAGAAAGATGCTCAAATGGCTAACATCGTAAAAATTGCACAATCACTTAAAAAATAAATAAAACTATGGCATTCAATGTTACCGGGTTGACTAACTATGTCAACGAGCAAAACACCGACATCCTCATCAAAAGTTTGTTCGGTTCTAAGACCGCTTCTATGCTTCAAGCAGCTGGTCAAGTTCAAGTAGGTGTTAAGAGCGCAGAGGCTTTGAACATCTTGTCTTCTGATGTGTATTTCCAAGCCGATGGTTGCGGTTACACCGCATCTGGAAACACCACTTTTTCTCAGCGTACTATCACCGTTGGTAAAATCAAAGTTGAAGAGACCTTGTGTCCCAAGACTTTGGAAGCAAAGTGGATGCAAACCCAAATCGCTGCTGGTTCTCCTACTGCCGTTCCTTTTGAGCAGCAAATCAGCGAGAGTAAAGCTTCTGTAATCGCCAAGCAATTGGAAGTTGCTATGTGGCAAGGTGACACCGCTACTTCTAACACCAACCCCAACACCAACAAGTTTGATGGCTTTGTCAAAATCATTGACGCTGCTTCTGCTTCTACAATTTCTGGTAACACCGGTGCAGTTACTGCCGTAACTACTTCAAACATTGATGACATCTTGGATGCTATCTACGCTGCTATTCCTGCTGACATCGCTACTGCTGATGACTTGGTTTGCTGGGTAGGTATTGACAACTACAAGAAGATGTTGACCAACTTGAAGAACGCCAACTTGTTCCACTATGTTCCCGATGCCTCTACTGAAATGGAGATGGTATACCCCGGAACTAACGTGAAGGTTGTTGCCGTTGGTGGTTTGAACGGAACTAACCGTATGTTTGCTGGTCGTTTGAGCAACTTCTTTGTTGGTACTGACTTGGCTAATGAAGAGGAGGAATTGAAATACTGGTACAGCCAAGACAACGATGAAGTTCGCTTCCGTATGACTTGCAAGTATGGTGTTCAGGTTGCTTTCCCTGACCAGTTGGTTCAGTTCACTTTGGCTTAATTCATAAAAGGATAGATTATGGCTTGTTCATTAACCCAAGGCTTTACCTTAGATTGTAAAGACGCTGTCGGAGGCATCAAATCTATCCACTTGATTGATTGGGCTGCTTCTGGATTCTCAATCGGTGGTAGCGAAGTAACTGCTACAACCATTGCTTCTGGTGATGTCTTTACCTACGAACTTCCCAAGGGAACTGGTTCAATGGTAATCACCACCAATGTAAGCACCGAGAACGGAACTTCTTTCAATCAGGCTGATGTTGCCTTCAAATTGCGTAGGCTTTCAACTGCCAAGCGCAATGAATTGAAACTCTTGGCTGCTGGTCGTGTTTTCTGCATTGTCAAAGACAATAACGATGACTACTGGTTGTGTGGCTACGAGTATGGTGCAGATGTGACTTCAATGGTTGCAAACTCTGGAACTGCAATGGGCGATTCTGTCGGCTATGAAGTGACTTTGTCTGCCATTGAGGGAGATGCACCCTACAAAGTGCAAGGTTCGGTTGCCACTTCATTGGGCATCTAAATCTGGTTTTTCATATGTGTTTGGATTGGGGTGGCTTAGGTCACCCCTTTCTTTTAGCCACTTTTTTACTTTTGCTATTTCTTATTGATGTTGCAGATAGATAAAGGCGAAACAAAGAATTGGTATCTAACGCTAACGGAAAAGGTGACAATCTCTCCTGTTTACTTTCTGTTTTCGTTCACTCATCGCTTGACCAACACAATTACAAATGTCATCTTGACCGATATAAGTTCATACACTGACCGATATAACAAGTTCTTGGTCACCGAGGGAACGACCTTTACAATCTATTCTGGAGAGTATGACTACAAAGTTTACGCTCAAACCTCTTCAAATAATACCAATCCTGACAATGCCAATGAGTTGGTTGAAGAAGGAATCTTGAAAGTCAACGAGCAAGAGCAACCAGAAGTTTACTATACCCCATCGTGAGCGAAAAGCAGCACAACATATTACCAACTACCCCTGTCGAGGTATTCGCTTTTCTTGTAACTCAGGAAGATGATTTGTTGTTGACTCAAAGCTTTGATTTTTTAGGTTTACAAGACACAGCCTACATTGACCAAAAACAATACATCCCCACGCTTGTAGAGAAGCCATTTGCGGTGACTTTGAATAGCAAGGCTTATGTTCCTACACTTACTGAAAAAATAATTGAACCAACGCAAGTTTCATACCTTCTGACCTCAGAGGGTTATTTCTTGCGAACCCAAGATGGGAATTTCATAATCTTATGACCAACAAAAAAATCACCGACTTAGTTGAGTTAACCACTCCGACCACAGATGATGTGTTTC